ATGCGTTACACTGAAATCAAGAATTTCGAGAATGAGGAATGGCGACCGATAGAGGGTTTTGATGGTCGCTATTATGTGAGCAACTACGGGCGGGTGAAAAGCCACCTGCGACACGGGTACAACCAAACCCCATGCAAGGGCTATGAACACCTGTTGCGCCCAATGGTTATGAAGATAGGCTACCAAAGAGTTAGCCTGTGGATGAAGGGTGAGATTGTCCCCAAGTATGTGCATCGGCTTGTCGCTGCCGCTTTTCTCGGCGAATTGGGAGAGGGTGCGGTGGTGAACCACAAAGACGGATGCAAGACAAACAACCACGTTTCAAATCTTGAAATCACCACCCATTCGGGCAACCGTTCACACGCTGTCCGCACTGGGTTGCTCAAGGGTGCAGTAAAGCAGATGCGAGCCATCGCCGTGATGAAGGACGGGCAGACGGTCGGCGAATATGAGAGCCTAACCGATGCCGCCAAAGATTTAGGGCTGGCAAGACAGCACATCTTCCACGTCTTGAGTGGAGAGAGGAAAACCCACAAGGGTTACACGTTCAAATATCTTTAATCTTGACAAGAAATGGCAAAAAAATTTGAAGAACAAAATGCGAGAACCGTATGGATTAGTCTTGATGAAAGACACCCGCCATTACTCGAAATAGGCGGGTCGTGGGATTGCAGCAAAGACGTGTTAGTCGTAACCATAACGCATGACACCCCACAAATAGGTCGCTATGAGGTCGATTACATGAACGGCGAAAATTATTGGCTAATCCACGGGAAGGGTGGCAAGACAAAAGAATTTCTTGAGGGGACAAATGAAAGATTTGTGACCCACTGGCATCCACTCCCACCAATGCCTAAATAAATTGAGTTATGGATTGGACTGGAAATAGGAATAGCATCTTCAAGACGCTTGGTGCGAGCAACCACTCAAGCGAAGAGCGAGAGCCTAACGACTTCTACGCTACTGACCCCGATGCCATCAATTACCTTGTTAAGCATATTGAACTACCGAGGCGGGTGCTTGAGCCTTCATGCGGCGCAGGACATTTGTCGGTGCGTTTGGAAGAACTGGGGCATGAAGTCAAATCCTACGACCTCATTGACCGTGGATACGGCGAGGTGCAGGACTTCTTTGCAATGGGCAACCCGCCCTTTGAAGGCGACTTCGCTATTGTCACTAACCCGCCATATAAATTCGCCAAAGAATTTGTATTGCACTCGCTTGAACTTGTGCCCGATGGCTGTCTTGTGTGTATGTTCCTAAAAACGACATTTGCGGAGGGTAAGGGACGTTATAGGGACTTGTTCTGCAAATACCCCCCCCTCAAGGTGTTACAATGCGTTGAGCGTATATTGTGCGCCAAAAACGGGGACTTTGAATACCGACGCAAAAATGGTAGTTCTATTGCCTACGCTTGGTGGGTGTGGCAAAAAGGCTACAAGGGGCAAACGATTTTAGATTGGGTTTAGCGTTTCAACGAGCAGTTCGCGAAAGCCTACTGCCCGTCCGCGACTGGGGTGCGCCTGCACAACGTGTATGGCCGGGAGCCACGACAAGGAACTCTGCTTTACAACCTGCTCCACGGTCCATGCACCATCTACAACGGCGGGCGCAACGTGCGCCACTTCACCTACATCGGGGACGCTGCCGAGGCCCTCATCTATGCCTACGGCTGCAACCGCCAGCTGGTGAACGTGCGCAACCCCACAAGCAACACGGTGCGTGAGTTCTGCGACGAGGTGGCCAAGTACCGAGACCTCAACCTGGACTACACCGACGAGTTGCGACCCCTCGACAATTTCGCCCAATCGGTGGACGAGGGGATTTATTGCGTACCTTTGCACTACCGAGACATCAGGCAAGGACTTGCCTTGACCCTTTCGGAGTGAGAGTGAATGTTTGACTTGACCGCTGGTGTCTGCGTCGCATCGCGGAGCCAGCGGTTTTTAATCTGAATGACATGGCACAACGAAAAAATGAACATGGGCTGACCCCGAAGCAGGAGGCTTTCTGCCATGCCTACGTCAATGCCTATGGCACTGAGGACTTCGGCAACGCCACCGCTGCGCTGCTGAAAGTATATGGCTACAAGAGCCAAAAAGGGGCATGGGAGGCCGCATCTCGCTTGATGAATGACAGCAAGGTGACCGCAAGGTTGAACGAACTCCTGTTGGAGAAGATCAGCGAAGCTGACGCTAACGCTCAGTCGCTCATCGACCGCGACAAGATGGCTGCAAATTTCGACGATGCGCTGCTATGGGCACCCGACCCCGAGACTGGACGAGACATGAAGATAAACATCACCAAGCTGCCGAAATGGATACGGGTGCTCGGCACCTGGAAGACCATTGGTGGTAGAGCCGTCTTTGTCGTTGACAAGGAGGCTGCGAGAGAGCGACTGCACAAGGCACTCATCAAGACGAAAGTCGAGCATAGTATGTCGGATGATTTCCCGATGGCTGACGGCAAGGTCAGCATAACGTTCCGCAAAAATGTTTGATATACCAGGCGAAGGATTGTCACCGAACGCCTTTTGGCTTCTGCGCTGCACTCTCGATCCAAGTTTGCGGTACATCGTCATGTATGGCGGTTCTTCGTCCGGCAAATCCTACTCAGCGGCACAAATATTGTCGTTACTTGCATACTACGAGGGAGGAAACACCCTCGTAATGCGCAAGGTTGGAGCGTCGATAGAGAAAACTATCTATGCTGATTTCCGTGCGGCCCTCAACGGCATTGAGACGCTTGATGGCAAGTATCGCCTAAAGCAGAACAGTATCGTGTTCCCGTCGAAAGGGACACGCATAGACTTCAGTGGATTGGACGATCCAGAGAAGATCAAGGGTATCAGTCAGTACAAGCGAGTGTTCTTGGATGAGTTGAGCGAGTATGACGAGAGCGACTTCAAGCAAATCCGTTTGCGCCTGCGTGGAAAAGCGGGGCAGCAAATTCTCGCCGCCTTCAACCCAATCAGCGAGGAACACTGGATTAAAAAACACTGGTTCGACAAGGAAGAATGGAATGAGATACCGATGGCTTTGGAGTTCGATGGTGTGCCATTGCCTACCAAGTATTGCACTGTTAAGTCGGTGCGGATGAACAGCGCAAAGCAAATCCTCAACCCCAAAACGGGCGAGTTCGAGGAGCATGCGCCCGACACCATCGTCATCCAATCAACCTACTTGAACAACTTCTGGGTGGTGGGCTCGCCTGACGGCACCTACGGCTACTACGATTACCAGGCTATCGCCAACTTCGAGCGTGACCGCATCAACGACCCCGACTATTACCAGGTCTATGCCTTGGGCGAGTGGGGCCACATCCGCACTGGTGCCGAGTTCTTCCCCTCGTTTAATCGTGGGACTGTCTGCGGTAATCATCCGTTCAACCCCGAGTTGCCCATCCACGTCTGTATGGACTCCAACGTACTGCCGTATGTCACGGCCACGTTCTTCCAAAAAGAATATAAGCCCGACGATGTTCAGCAAGTTACGCAGTTTGATGAACTGCCTATTGAGTCACCAAACAACAGTGCGAGAAAGGCGGCGAGGGTCATAGCCGGGAGATTGCGGGAATACCACTACGAGGACAAGGTCTATCTGCATGGTGACGCATCGGGCAAGGCCGCGAACACCATTGACGAGCAGAACCGCTCGTTCTTTGACCTGGTCATCGACGAGCTGGAGAAGGAAGGCTTTGAGGTGGTGGACTGCATCGGCAAGAAGAACCCGAGTGTGTCCGCGTCGGGCGAGTTCATCAATGCCGTGTGGGACGGCCGTGTCCCCGGTGTAGTTATCAACATTGATAATTCCTGTGTCACGAGCATTGACGATTACCAGGCCGTGCAGAAGGACGAGAACGGGGCCATGGCGAAGATGAAGGTCAAGGATCCCGTGAGCAAGCTGTCGTATGAGGCACATGGCCACTGTTTTGTCGGCGACACGATGGTAGCCACCGACCATGGAGATGTGCCAATCAAGGACGTAAAGATAGGCGACCGAGTTTTAACAAGATTTGGCTTTTCCAATGTCTATAATTCATTGTGTACCAGTAGGAATACTCGATATTTTTTCGTAACTTTGTGTGGTGAAACACTACGTTGCACCTATGACCACCCGATATACACCGATAGGGGGTTTGTTGGGGGTTTGTTTCCGCTTATCAGTTGAGGGTTGGTGATACGATTGTCAAACTTAAAGATGGTAAATTATGCAGAGAGAGACTACAACGTACAACGGTTGCAAGTTCCATCGCTACCCTGATGCAAAACGTGAGAGCGATAGGCGATACTTTAAGGGTTGGGTTGAGATTGAAGGGAAGTGGACAAAAATCACACTCCACCGCTATATGTGGCTCGTTGAGCGTGGCCCAATTCCAGAAGGTTATCATGTTCATCACGTTGATGGCGATTACAGTAATAACACAATCGACAACCTGGCTCTGTTGTCAGCTGGCGAGCATGAGTCGCTACATAGTGAGAACGCTTCTGAAGATGTCAAGAAAAAGCGCACCCAAGCCTTGCGCGACAACAGCGACAAGGCTGCCGAATGGCACCACTCCGAAGAAGGTCGCAAGTGGCATTCTCAAAACTCTAAAAAGCAAATGGCAGAGCGTGAGTTCAAGACTTACACTTGCCAATGCTGTGGAAAAGAGTTCCGAAGCCGTTCTATCCAGGGTGGCAAATTCTGCGGGAATAGTTGCAAGTCAAAATGGCGCAGAGACCAAGGACTTGACAACGTGGAACGTGTTTGTGCAGAGTGTGGCTCTAAATTTGTTGTCAATCGCTACTCAAAGCAGAAGTATTGTAGCAGGTCGTGTGCCTCTAAGCATCGCAGGTCGCTGCGAGGTGTATGACATTTCGGTGGATGCCGCCGAGTTCTTTGCCGATGGCATCCTTGTGCATAACTGTTCCGACACGCTGCGCTATGCGGTCGTTGACCTGCTGCGCTCCCAGTTCACCGAGTTCTCGATGGGACGCAAGCGCAGCCTCTACAACGAGAGCGAGTTCAAGTTTTTCAATCCCGCCACCGAGTACGAGTACGACACCACGATGGTCTATGTGCTGCCGAACTTCGGCGGTGTGTTCTCCCTGGTGCGTATCGGCAAGGTGGGCGACCGCTGGCACCTCACCGATGTGTGCTGCCGCACAGTCAAGGGCAACGACGAGATAGTGTCCGCCGTTACGGAGATGTCGGCCGACCGCTATGTGGTAGAATGCCAACAGGCGTACTTCCCAATGGTGCGGGAGCTCCGTGCCTCCCTGGGCGATGTCGCCGTGGTGAAGATGGGCAGCGACCACAGGACGAGGATAGCAGCGACGAGCGACTGGATCAGGGCTCACGTCCATATCGACCCCGAGCGGATGAACGAGCAGGAGTACGGCCGTTTCGTCAACGACATGCTGGACTACAACGACGAGTCGCCAGCAGAGGTTGCGGTGGCCAGTGCGGCCTTGTCGGGTGCCGCTCGCGTCATCATCCGCAACGGGCTATAACCTTACAAGCTAACCTTACAAGTTAAACCAGGTTAAGGCGAAAAAATGCCCTCAAAATCAGGCCTGCTGGTACAATTTTTGCAACTATATAAGTGTAAGTCAAACATTTAATTCCTAAAAGTTATGAAACCTACAAGTTTATCACCCGAGTTCTACGAGAACCTGTACAACGAGATTATCCGCGACTACGATTTTGACCCTGATTGTGATGACGCCGAAGAGACCCAGTGCTCAACCTACATTGATGTCGAGGACTTCCAGGGCTTCTACATCTGCCTCAAGGCCACCTACGAGCTCAACCTCATTGATGACTCCTTTGACCACGCCTTCGGAACAGAATACGGGTGGCACATGGAAATTGGCGAACTCATCGACATCGAGGAAGTGACCATGTACGATGAGGATGGCAATGACGTGAGCAAGTTATTTGACTATGATGCCTTCTTCGAGCAGTTCAAGAAGCGTGAGGTGAAGTTCATGAACGGCACAGTGATTAAGAGCGGCGACACCGTCATTGCTCACTGCAACTACAACCGCTACGAACTGGCCGAATTCCTCTACCGCGACTCCAGGACCGACGAGTACATCTGCAAGCCTCTCGGATCTCACCGCTATTCCCGCTCCTTCAAGCGCATTTTCCCAAACACCGAGGAGAACCGCAGAAACGCCAAAATCGCTTAACGAGAGTATTTTTTGAAACATAATAAAACACTGCTAACAATCAGCGCGTTAGCGGTGTTTTTTCGTTTGCGCGCCCGTTTGCGGGTTTTCAAGAATTCGGGGTTTTGGAAAACGAGCATTTTTTGTAAATACTTTTGTGCTTGTATCAATCGCAAGCACATGGGATTTCTCGAAAGCATAGGACTACGAAAGAAGAGCGCCACCCCGGTGGAGGAGGCTCCCGCCGTCTCCAACGAGGCGACAGCCATCGAACTTGAGCGCAGGCTTGAGGTGATGGCACGGAAGATCACCTCGACGCCGTATGTGGCGAACGCGAATTTCGTTGCGCTCTACAACACCGTCCCCGAAGTGCAGTGGCCGATCAACTACATCGCCACCCGCTGCGCCGGTGCGAAGTACATGCTCAAGCGCTACGAGGACGACACCGTGGTGTGGGACAACGAGGTGATGAACCGCATCCTCGTGCAGCCTAACGCCTTCGAGACGTGGTACCGCACCATCTTCAAGCACTTTGCCTACAAGTTGCTTACAGGAAACTCGTACATCAAGGCTGCGATGAGTGATGCTTTCGCCGGTGCCGAGGTACTGTACCAGTGGTGCGACCGCTATGTGACGCTTGAGGCGCCGTTGGTGCACATCAAGTATCAGCGTTTCATCAACGACATCTACGGCGTCGCCGACATCGAGGACGTGGTGAAGTATTACACCCACGACATCGACAGCTACTACCGCACCAAGCCCATCGACCCTCGCTGTGTCTTCCACGATAAGGACGACACGGTGGGGTGGATACCCAATGACCCGCTGAAGGCCAAGAGCCGCCTGTATGCCGCACTCAAGGCCATCAGCAACCTCATTGCCGTGTACGAGGCGCGAAATGTCATCTACGTCAAGCGTGGTGCGCTCGGCTGGCTCGTTTCCGACCAGAAGGACGAGATGGGCAGCAAGGCGCTGACCAAGGACGAGAAGAAGCAGATCCTGGAAGAGACCGACAAGATGTACGGTGTCGGTGAAGGCCAGTATCCCTACGGCATCAGCGACGTGAAGCTGCAGTTCATCCGCACGAACCTCAGCATCACCGAGCTGGAGCCCTTCGAGGAGACGCTGGCTGACGCCATCATCATAGCAGGTCTTTACGGCATCCCGAGTGTGCTCATTCCGCGAAAGGACCAGTCCACCTATGCGAACCAGGCGGCTGCAGAGAAAGCGGTGTATTCGTCGGTAGTCATCCCGATGGTGCAGCGTTTCTGCCAGGAGTTCACCCGTTTCCTTGGCCTCGACAAGGACGGGCTGTACCTGGATGCCGACTTCAGCGACGTGGACTGCCTGCAGACGGGCAAGAAGGAGGAGCAGGAGGTTCACCGCTCCATCACCGACCGCTGCAAGATTGAGTTCGAGAGTGCGTTGATCACCCTCAACGACTGGCGGGCTCAACAGGGCTACGAACGGGTGGAAGACCCGCTGTATGACAAGCTCATCAGCGAGATGACGCCCGACGAGATAGAGAGAGTAAAGAATTTCATTAACCAAACACCCAAACAAGATGAAGGAGAATTTTCAGCGCCTTCTGTACAGAACGAAGGCGAATGATTTGGACGAGGCCAAAGGCATCGTGACTGTTGCCGTTAACGGCATCGGGATTGTTGACTCCCAGAATGACATCTCAATGCCGGGCTCGTTCACGAAGACGTTGAGCGAGAACATCGCTCGCATGAAGTGGTTCCTTAACCATGACGTGACGCAGTTGCTTGGTGTGCCCCTGGAGGGCGAGGAGAAGGACGGAAACCTCGTTATGACCGGCCAGCTGAACCTCGCCAAGCAGATAGGGCGCGACACGTTGGAGGATTACAAGCTGTTCGCCTCTGCAGGAAGGACGCTTGAGCACTCCATCGGCGTGCAGGCCATCAAGCGTGACAAGGAGGACAGGCGCAAGGTCCTGGAGTGGAAGATGTGGGAGTATTCCACGTTGACCAACTGGGGTTCCAATCCGCAGACGTTCCTTATCGGCATTAAGAACGACAACGAGGGTGACGTTCGCAGAAACATCGAGTTTATCCGTCAGGCATTGAAGATGCGCTATTCGGATGCTCGCTTAAAGGAATACGAGATGAGACTTGACATGCTTAACAAAGCGCTTGAGGGCGCGGTAATCGTTACCTGTCCCCATTGCGGGCAGGAGTTTGTGTGGGACGATGCCGAGAAGCACACGTTCAGCCAGCAGGTGTTAGAGACCGCCAACATGTACCTGCGCTGGATCGCTGAGGACATCGTCGCAGAGGAGATGAGCAAGCTGGCACCCGAAATCCGCGAGGCTGTCTTGTCTATCCTCTCGCCCGTACTGAGCAAGTGCAACGGCAAGATTGACGTGGAGATGGTCGAGAAGTCGCTGAGCGACATCGCCGAGTACGCCTATTGCCCGCACTGCTATTCCAGAGTTTACAAATCGACAATCATGCAAGAGCAATCCGCTCCCGTCACCGAGAAGACCGAGGATGAGCCGTCAGACGACACTCATGCCGAGGGCGAAGGTGCAAAGGGAGAGAAAGCCGCTGGTAGCACTTTCTTCGGTAGCCTCAATGCTGTAATCGAGAAACACTAACCATTTAATCTTTTTTATTCTCATGAAGGTAAAGAAAGAAGACTTCGGGTACAACCTGGACGCCATTCAGGATCCCGAGCAGAAGAAGTTCATGGAGAGCATTCTCGGTGCGATGGCTGACATCGTCAACAAGGCCACCGAAGGTATGCTTACCCAGAAGGATGTTGACAACAAGTTCAACGGCATCAACGACAAGCTCAAGGGCTATGACGCTGAGAAGTTCGACCAGCTGGTGAAGGACAACGAGCAGTTGCGTGAGATGCTCAAGAAGAGCATGGACGTGATTGAGAAGGCCCACAAGACTCCCAACGGCATGGAGGTTATCAGCAAGTTCGACGAGCGTCTGAACGCTATGTTCGACAGCGAGAAGTTCCAGGACTTCGTTGAGGGCCGTACCCGCAAGAGCGGTGCTTTCGACGGCTTCAGCCTGAAGGACATCGTGAGCATCACCGCCAACGGTGCCGACGGTGCCAACTACACCGGCGACAACCTGATTTCCCAGCAGGACCAGCGCTACTTCAGCAAGTACAACCCCGCCAAGCTGCACATGCGTGACGTGGTGAACGTGCTCCAGGGCGACCCCGAGTACCCCACCTACACCTTCGGCCAGGTTTCGACTGTTGACCGCAACATCCGTTACGTCACCGAGAACGGCGAACTCCCCGAGAGCTCGTTCTCGCTGAAGGAGGTTACCGCCAACACCGCCCGCATCGGTACCCACCTCAAGGTGTCGCGCCGTATGCTGAAGAGCCGCATTTTCCTGCGCTCTTGGCTGCTGGCCACCCTGCCTGACCGCATCTACTTGGCAGAGGACTGGGGCATGCTGTTCGGTGACGGCACCGGCGAGAACTTGCTCGGTGTTGCCAACCAGACCGGTTGCGTTCCCGTGGAGACCATCATCGGCACTGCCGTGGTTACCCTCGCCGCTGGTTCCGTTGAGTCGTTCACTTCCTACAACAGTGGTGCCGACACCATCCTTGAGTTCAAGGCTCCGCAGCCCGACATCATGGAAGGCATGAAGATTACCCTCGCCGCTACTGGCGTGGATGCAGCCAACACCACCTACGACGTCATCAAGATGAACGACCGTCAGATCCTGCTGAAGGGCCTCGCCTACAGCAGCAGCCTGAGCAAGGCCAACACCACCGCTGTTGTCCGCCACGGTGCTTACCAGAGCATCGCCCTGCCCAACTCGGCTGACGTCATCAACACCATCTTCGCTGTGATGAACTACGCCCAGTACAGCCCCAGTGCCATCGTGCTGAACCCCATCACCGTGAACGCCATCATGGCTGAGAAGGACACCACTGGCCGCAACCTGGGTCTCGTCGTTGGCAACAACGGCGTGAAGTACATCGGCGGTGTTCCCGTCATCGAGCTGAACAGCATCCCCGTTGGCAAGTACCTCGTTGGTGACTTCATCAACGCAGCCAACCTCATCGACTACACCACCTTGAGTGTTGAGTTCGCTGAGGACGTCGACACGAAGTTGAAGAACTACGTTGCCGTCATCGCACAGGAAGAGGTTATCTTCCCCGTTTACATGCCTTGGGCCTTCGCTTACGGCTCGCTTGCTGACGTGAAGACCGCAATCACCAAGCCTGCCTAACCATGAAGTATATCCTGGAAGGTCCGCAGGCTGACGTGGTGCTTCAGGAGAACCGCTACCGCATCGCAATGGGGATGGTGAAAATCACCCCCGTTGCCGATGAGGTGGAGGAGACCCCCGAGGAGAAGAAGGCAGAGCCCGAGGTGTCCGACACCAAGGACGTTGCCCCTGCTGATAAGAAGAAACCCGCCAAGAAGTGACATGAACGATGAACCTCATTGATTGCTCATATTTCTACACCGGTCCTCTCGCTATCGAGAATGCGAAGGCCACCGATGACCTCGACAACAACGCTTATGCTGTCCAGGAGGCCATCAATGGCTACATCGAGCACTACCAGGACGAGTTCCTGGACAAGATGGTGGGTGAAGCCGTCGCCGCCCAGGTGAAGTACCACCTTGCTGCCGTCGAGGCCTATGAGCTGGCTTTGGCGAATGCAGAGGATGGCGAGGAGGTGGAGCCCTATGCAGACGATGATGCAGAGGAACTGTGCGAGAAGCTCCGCATGTCGTTCGCCCATTACGTCTATTTCAAGATGGTGGGTGACTGCAATCAGACGATGACCATCACCGGACTGATGCGGATCAAGTCGGCCAACGACAACCAGCCTCCGCGCCAGCGCATGGTGTCGGTATGGAACCACATGGTGGAACTGAACAAGAAGTTCGTGAAGTGGGCCGAGACGAGCAGTTATGAGGTGTTCTATCACGTCAACATGGTAACTCCCATTAACCAGTTCAATATTTGACGCAATGGACCAGATAGAGGATATTTTCGCAAGTGTGGTGGAAGCAGTAGGCCGTTCCGTTAGCATCATCAAGACCAAGGCGGACGGCACCACCGAGGCTGTGGCGGGTGTAGGCATCAACTACATCTTCGGCTCGGCCCAGTACATCAAGGACATGCTCGACGTGCGCAGCAAGGGCGTGGGCAGCAATATGCCGCTCAAGTTCCCGCTGATTGCTTTGCAGACGCCGAATGTGCAGACGGTGGACAGCGGCGACTACCAGTACCGCACGAAAATCAACCTCATCATTGCCTGTTCGTCGAAGAAGGAGTGGTCTAATGAGAAGCGTATGGAGACGTCGTTCAAGCGCATCCTGTTGCCCATCTACGAGAAGCTGGTTGATGTGCTGCTGCATGACAGCCGCTTCGAGTGGAACTATGGTGGGCTTGAATACGTCCCGCATACGATGTCCAAGAACTTCGATTACGGCCGTTACGGTGCGATGACGCCCAGCGGTCAGGAGGTGAGCGAGCCGATAGATGCTATCGACGTGCGCAGCCTCGAAATTAAGGTTAACAATCAAAACTGCATAAGAGAATATGTCAAGACTTAGAACCTGTAAGACTGCATCGTTCTTCAGCGGTCAGTCTATCTGCGAAATCGACTACAACAAGGTCAAAGCGATGATCCTCGTTGAGCACGGCACCAAGCTGTCTTACGACTCGCTCGCTGACCTGCGTGAAATGTGCCATGCCGACCTGCCCAACCGCGCCTACGGTTTCCCCGCCATCATCAACTGGGAGCCCAGCGGCGGCGAGGCTCAAATCAGCCAGGTAGGTTACGGCCCCAACGCCTACAACGGCATGAGCGCCCGTACCGATGCCTTCACCCTTGACGCGTACCGTCACTATCTGCGTGCGCAGATCCTGAAGAACGCCAACAAGGTGTGGGACATGTACCTCATTGACGCCCGCAACAACCTCTACGGTCTCACCGACCCCGAGGGCGGCGACGTGCTTTGCGGTATCCCCGTGACCATGTACCCCAGCGGCAACGACCATGAGGGTGCAAGCGACAAGGCCTCTCTCGTGGTGAACGTCATTTACCAGGATGTCGAGGATTACATGATCCGTCTGGACGTTGTGCCCTTGGACTACGAGGCTCTGACCGCCGTTTACGGCCTGATGCCCGTGACCCTTGAGAAGCAGGGCAGCACCGGCAACAACTACAAGGTTGTCGAGTTCTACGGCAAGGGCGACGCCACTTCCAAGTACGGTGCTCTGCTGGGTGGAACTGCCGCAACGAACGTGATTGACGGCGTGACTGCCGCCACCTATGATGCCACCGAGAACGTGCTGCAGCTGACCGCCTCTCAAGGCGCTACTCCCGCGTTGAAGAAGGCATCCGTGCTCTGCACCAACGGCATCTATGGCATCGAGCCCTACAAAGCCTGATCGCCATGTTCTACGAAGGTGTAGCCTTCGTCGAGGAAGCCTGTGCGAAGATGACCAAGGAGGAGTTCATTGAGCACCACAAGGGAGTCTTTTGGCAGGACCGCGACGAACAGACCCGCGAAAAGATGCTTGCGGACGTCTATGAGCGGATGTTCGGGAAACCCGAAGTAAAGCCCGCCAAGAAGAGCAAGAAGTAATCAATCGGGGCATTCCGCTGCTTGTGGGGTGCCCCTTTTATTTTCCATGATATGACAATCGCCGAAGTGAGGGACAAGGTTAAGCGCATCAAGGACGGCATAGAGCCCGAGGTGCTGCAGTGCATGGACGAGAACGCCAACGAGATGGCGGTTTCCGTCCGTGAGCAGCTGTATTCGGGTATCGACGGCCGTGGCGCACCATTGTCGCCGTCATATTCCGAAGACCCGTGGTTCCAGAACAGGCGTGCCGGCTTCTACGATGAGGAATACGACATGTGGGTGCCCTGTTATATGCACCCCGAGCGGTACATAGCATGGAAGGAACACATCACGCCACCCGAGCCGAGCTCCCGCCTGGGGCTCCCGGCAAGGGACATCGACACCCCGAACCTGTTCATCGTGGGCACGTTCCACGGCTCCATCAGCGCCAGGGGCACGTCGAATGGTGTCGAAATCTTCACCTTCGGCTGGGATGAAGGTCCCGCCGTCGAGCGCAAGTACGGCTCGCAGATCTTCGGATTGAGCGACCCTGCCGTGGCGCATTTCAACGAAAACTTCCTGTGGCCGTGGCTGCGTAACTGGTTCGAGACGTTATGAGCTGCAGGTGTCAACAGGAGCAATGGCAGAGGGACCTCAAGAAACAGGAGGAACTTGCCAAGAAAACGGCGGTCATGCTGGACTGCCCTCAGGTTCTCTACCGCACGGATGACGGACGTTTCGGCTTCGTCAGTGAGGGGAACGAGTATAACGGTGAATTTTACGAAATCATAACGCAATACTGATATGGCAAACGAAACACTGATTACCGACCTTGTCGCCCAAGAAGCGCTTGACCAGCTGGCGGCCCTCGACCAGGCGATGCAGGACACGTTGGACAAATACACCGAAGTTGGGAAAGAACTCGCCAAGGGCTTGAAAATCCCCGTTGAGGTGCAGGGTGACCTCGACAAGGTTACCCAGGTGTATAACACGCAGATGAAAAACGCTGCGCAGACCACCCAGCAGCTGACGCAGATCCAGCAGCAACAGCAGCAGGTCATCGCCAACACCACCAACACCATCTCCCGCCAGTTGGCCGAGCAGGAGAAGCTGAATAAGGCGCAGCGTGAGGCATATACCGAGCAGCAGCGAGGCCTCGACATCGCCAAGAACGTCCTCGGTACGCATGACCAGAACATCGAGCGTATGGCTAAGCTCAACAAGGAACTGAAGAACCTGAAGGATGCCTACAAGCAACAGGCCATAACTGCTGAGGATTACACCCGCAGGGAACTGGAACTCAAGACCGCCAAACAGGAGTTGCAGAAGATCCTCAACAACGAGACCAAGATGATGCAAGCTGCCGAAGGTTCCTATCAGCGACTGTCGTTGCAGTTGGAGCGCATGAAGATGGCGCAGAAACAACTCAACGAGGAAGAGAAACGTGGTGCAGACGGTCAGGCATTGGAGAAGGAGATACAGGCTTTGGATGCCCACCTCAAGGATATGGCCGCTGATATGGGCGAGTTCCAACGCAATGTGGGCAACTATGCCATTGCCGGCAAGTCGCTGCGTACCGAGCTGAAGGAACTCACCATGCAGATGGCGCAGATGTTGGCTGATGGAGTTGACCCCACCAGTGAGGCGTTCCTGGAGGTCGCCGAGCGTGCCGGTACCCTCAAGGATGCGATGGCCGATGCCAAGGACACCATCAACGACTATGCCAACGACACGCAGGGACTGACACAGGGTATCAGTGTCATTGAGACCGCTGTCGGCGGCTGGCAGGCGTTGGAAGGCGCTATGTCCGCCTTCGGCATGGAAAATGAGGATGCCGCCAGGGCTACCCAAAAACTGATGGGCATCATGTCGCTGATGAACGGCATCCAGAAGGTGAGCACCGAGCTCACCACAAACGGCACAGGTGCTTATCGTGCCTATCATGCCATCTTGAAACTGTTGGGCATTGAGAAAGCCGCACTCACCACCGCGACGGCTGCCGAGGCCACCGCACAACAGGCCGAGGCGACTGCTGCGACCGAGAATGCCGTTGCTCAGGCTGCAGGTGCCACCGCCACTGAAGCTGCTACGGTAGCAGCCGGCGCCCACACCGCTGCAGTGGGAGTAGAGACTGCCGCCTTGACGGGTGCCACTACTGCCGCCACCGCCTTGAAAGTCGCCCTTGCCGCATTGGGTATCGGTGCGGTGATTGCACTGATTGTCGCCCTGTATGAAGGCATCAAGGAGTTCAACGAGGAAGCCGAGAAGTCAGCAGAGATTTCTCACGGGCTGAACGAAGCGATGAAGGAGGGCGAGAAGAGCACCGCAGCCACCGCTGCAGAGATGAAGTACTATGTTGGTGTTGTGAACGACTTCAACGGGTCTGCCGAGGAAGAGAAAAGACTGGTCGATGAACTGAACTCCAAGTATGGCGAATCGATTGGCTACTACCAAAGCATTGCACAATGGAAGTCCGCTTTGACGTCCATTAGCGAATATTACATTGACGTGCTGAAGTGGGAGGCCATTGCCCAGGCTAACCTGCAGAAGTATGCCGAGGCGACTGCCGAAGGGAACCTTGACGCTGCTGCCGCCTATGAGAAGCAGTTCGAGTTCTACAAGAAGATGGCTGCCCAGCAGTCGAAAGTCGTGCAGAACCTGGTGAAACTTCATGGCGGCGGCACGAAACCGACCTCGTCCAAGTCTTCACGTTCAGGCCGCAGGTCCACCAACACCAAGGCCGACAACGGTGCCGAGGATGCCGAGAAGCAGATGCAGGAACTCATCAACGAGGCAAACGATATGCTTGACGAGTGGCAGAAGTCCGCTACGCAGCGTGCCATCGCCATCACCGCCATTGTCACCACCACTTCGGCTGAAGCCTTCAAGGAGCAGGTGGAGGATGTTCGTAAGCTCTACGGCACCCTTACCGAGCAGATTGAGGAGAACCGAGACAAGGCGATAGCCGCCGAAGAGGAGAAATACGCGAAGGCAAAAGAAGAGGCTAAAAAATATGGAAAATCTACAAAGGAACTTGACGAAGCGTTAATATCTGCGAGGACGGCCATGTGGAACGACTATCAGCGGCAGATTGAGGAAAACACCGCCGACATGGAGGCCACCATCGCCGACATGCGCGCCGACCGTCTGGCACTCATCGAGGAAGAGAACGAGCAGGAGATAGCCTCCATTGTCGCCTCCAATGCCGAGAAGGCCAACATCCTGCGTGAGCTCTACCTCGAGGAACTGCGCCAGGCTGAGGGTAACGAGAAGAAGATCCAGGAAGTAAGGAAACGCTATGCCAAGGAGTCTGCAGAACTTTCCGAGCAGAACGCCATCGACGTCGCGAATGCCACCATCAAGGGACTTGAACAGGCCCTCGCCATTGAAGACCTGACCGACGATGAGCGCAAGCACATAGCCGAGCAACTCGCCAAGGCGAAGGCCGACCTCGCCAAAGCCGTGGGCGATGCCGAGGAGAAACAGCTTGAACGCACGCTGAAGGACGAGCAGGAAGGCCGCGACGGACGTATCGAGGCCATGCAGAAGTGGGCACAGAAAGCAGCCGAGACCATCGGCAACGTCTCCGACCTGTTCACAGCCATGTATGACAATCAGATCGAGAAGATTGAGGAGCAGATGGAGGCCGAACAGGCGCACCATGATGCTGCGATAGCGCAGATTGATGAACTTGAGGAGCATGGTGTCATCACCAAGGAAGAGGCCGAACTCCGCAAGCGCGAAATCGAGGCCGCTACCGCCAGACGAGAGGAGGAACTGGAGAAGAAGAAGGCGCAGCTGCAGTACAAGGCTGCCGTGATGGACAAGGCGAACAAGGTGGCGCAAATCGCCATCAATACTGCCCTAGGTATCATGACCACCTTTGCACAACTGGGATGGCCTGCAGGCATTCCCGGTGCCGCGTTTGTCGCTGCCATGGGAGCCTTGCAGACCGCGACAGCATTGGCGCAGCCCATCAAGGCGTATAAGGAAGGCACGAAGGGCAAGCCTCACCCCGGCGGTCTCGCCGTTGTCGGTGACGGTGGCCAGGCTGAGTTGGTCATTGCTGGTCATAACGTGTGGCTCACTCCCGACACGCCGACGCTTGTGGACCTGCCCAAGGGTGCAGAGGTGTTCCCCTCCGCTACTCCCGAGGACGTGCAGCGCCTGGGAGCCTCCCTGCCGATGGCTATCACCCGCGACAAGTCAAGCGGAATGCCCGTCATCATCAACGACTACACGGCTCTTGAGGGCCGCGTCGCTGCGAACACCAAGGCGATGGGCAAACTTTTGACAAGGCTTGAGAGGAACGTCACCAGGGAACTGAAGAACCAGTCGTTTAACGCCTATCTCAAGAGGAGGTTATGAAACAGCGGCTTGACCAACTGACGTTGCAGGAACTCATCGAGTTGTCGTGCGGCGACGCCTCAGTGCTCATCGAGCATGACGAGACACCAACGGTGGAGGAGTCGTCGAAAGCAGCCTCGCACATTCTCGCAGAGTACAAGTCCATTGCTTCCCCTGCTCAGGCAAGGATGGACCTGTCGGAGAAGGAAAAGACCACGAAGCTGACAATCAAGGAGCGCTGTGCCCGCATCGCCATGGCGTTGTGCCAGTCCGGGAGGACGGACGATGCACGGCAGATCCTCGTGGCGATGAGTGTCGGTGAGGAGCACCTGAAGACCGAAGAGGCCATCCTTGCCCGTTGCCAGTCCATCCTCGGCGAGGTGGACTATGAGCGCCAGCGCATGTCCGAGTACAACGCCAAGCGAGCATCCAAGCAGAAGGGCACTGACCAAGTACGTCATTCCTGGTATGCCGAAATCGCCAGCGTGATGAGCATCCTCAAGGTGCCCGTCGAAATGCGCATCAATGCCTGTGTGTATGCCAACCTGGTGCATCAGGCGGTGGAGCGAAACAAGGCGATGGCCAAGATGCCTCCCCTGGCTGGAATGTTCATGTAATTGCCATAATATATTGCACCGCCATGCTTTCGTGCATGGTTCAGCCGTCCCCCCAGGGGCGGCTCTTTTTCTCGTAAAGTGGCATAAAAACGTCAAAAATACGTCCAATTTCCGTGAAAATTACGTCAAAACAAGCCTTAAATCACTCATTTTCAACCGCTTTTTAAGGGCAAATAAAGTGGCAAAAAACGAGAAATTCCGCGAAAATTCCGTGAAAATTAAAGTCTTTTGCATTTGTTGTGCCATTATTTTGCACTCGCTATTCCTAATTTTGCACCATCCAACAGCACAGACCATCTAAAAACACAAAAAACTATGAATACGACCAAGGAAATACGCAAATTGCGAAAAGAGGTCCGCACCCTCCAGGATGAGGTGCGGGCGATGAGATATGAACGGTTAGACGCTCTTATTGCCGACATGAAAAGTGCTGCCCGTGACATGTTGGAAGCAAGCCGTGGACTTTGACAGGGAAATCGTTGCGGTGTATGACAAACTGCTCCAGGCTGCGAGTTCCTATTGCCGCGACGATGGTGCCCACGACCTCGCTGCAGAAGCCGTGACGAGGGCGTTGGAGCACCGGGACTGTTATGATCCCAGCCGTCCGTTGCTCTCATGGTGTCGGGCCATCATGAGAAACCTATGGATCAATGCAGGCTGCAGGCTGGAGAACGTGAACACCGTCCGCATGGGCGATGAGGACTGCGAGGGTGGTGCACCGCCCGACGTGGTGACTGAGAACAACGAGCTGTTGAAGATCATCCGCAGCATGTGCGGTGCATCGGTGGCGGTGGAGACCCTGTTGGAGTTCGCCCAGGGCTACTCGCTGGCCGAGATTGCCGAACGCCGGGGCATCCCATTGGGTACGGTGAAAAGGCGCATCCATGACGGACGTGCGATGCTCCATAAAGCATTGAGTTAAAAAGAGTTGGTGGGCTAAAAAAAGGCGCATTTTGTTGCCTGTCATCCGCTTATTGGTATTATATTTGCAATACTATAAGTGTAATAACTAACTATAAGTCAAACATTTAATTCCTTAAAGTTATGAAGACGAATTTTCGCACCCGAGTTATGAGCTATGCTCACCACATCTTTGAGTCCACTTCTGTCAACTGGAGCACCGCCCTCAAGAAAGCGTGGACGCTCTACCGCCTTGCCAAGATGATGCGCCAGGGCGTTGTCAAGTTCTTCTACGAAAAGGTTGACGGGAGTGCCCGAGTTGCTTACGGCACCCTGTGCAACCTACCTGCCGGTGTCACCTCACGCCGTTCTGCCACCAAGGCTCCGAACTACGGCACCATGTGCTATTGGGACACCAAGAAGCAGGCCTTCCGTTCCTTCAAGGTTGAGAACTTCATCGCCATTGCCGTATGAAAGCCGGTATCTTAATCACAGCGACTGGGGTCACTGTAGGGGTGGCCCCGTCCAACCTCACCGACTACACCCTTGAGGAACTCCAGGGACTGGTTGATGGCAACATCGAGATTGTCACCCTCACGGCGAACAGCATTATGGTCATCAACGAGGAAGGCAAAGGCAAGCTGCCAAAGAACGTAAGGGCGACCGTCATGGCGAAGGCCCTTGGCGCTATCTTTCCCGAGGATTACATCGCCGGTAATGCGTTGCTTTGCGCCACCGACATGGTAAAGTAACGAGAGCGAAACAATTTAGACCGCTAACAAGTTAAGAAATAGCGGTTTAGTACCCATTCAACCGCAGAACCAACCCTCAAGAATTCAGGGGATTGGGAAAGCGGTTTTTTTCGTGGGTAATTTTGTGATATGCTCACGAAATACATACTGACGATAGGTGGAGTGGCGCACCAAGTGCCCGATGAGTGCCTGGCGAACTGGGACGAGATTTCGTTCTCGTTGAAGCGCACGGGCTACTCGGGTGTGATGCGTTCGTACTCTACGCAATTCGTCTTTGTGGGCACCATCCGCGACCTGCTGTGGGAGCACTATCTCGCCAACGGCTTCAACGCAACTGCGAGTGTCGCTGTGCACACGATAACCAACACCCATGAGTGGGAGAAGCAGTTCGAGGCCCCCCTGGACTTCTCAAGCATTGAGAACGAGCAGGGCAAACTGACCATCAACGCCATCGACAACACGCTGGCTGCGCTGATCAAGTCCAAGAAGAGCCAGAAGTACCAGTTCCCGGTGTCGGAGTTCAGCCTCACCAACGTGCAGATGGGACGCATCACCTTCGCCAACTCGCAGAAGTACAAGCTGCCGAGGGCATCCAACCCGTCAGGCAATGTCGATGTCCGCAAGGACGATGCCAACTCGCTGGTTATCTCCACCGCCTATGTGGAGCCCGCAGATGAGAGCACCGGCTATGACGGCACGAGCATCAACCGCTTCTTCGCATCTATCAGAACCGCGCCGTCACCGCTCATCCGCATCGCCTTTGAGGGTTATGTGAACTACAACCTTGCAGCGGTCAGGGACAACAACGTGGCAACGCTGCAGCTGGGCTATTGGGTTGATGACTCCAATCCACACTTCCAGCTGTGGGCCAACCTGTGCGACAATGACATCACGAAGGAACTCAGGTATGGCAGCGTCCGCAACAAATGGATTGGCAAGTCAACCCACGCCAACTATGCCACGCTGGATGCGCTGAAGGCTGCAGCAGCGGCACGCACCGACATCGTTGGCCTGTATCCTGGCTACTTCGGCATCGTGGGCAGCAACGCATATCCTAATGCGTCATACTGGACCGACAACATGGTCTATGAGTACAACGGCTCGACGTGGGTGCAAGTAACTGCGCCAGCGAACTACAACAAGTACGTCCTGGTTTCGGCGCAAGCTACGATGAACGCACTTGGCACCAACGAATACCCGATGCTTCAGCTCAACAACAGCATGCTGATAACCAACGGCACGCTGACGATGACGTGGACAGATCCTGCACAGTCAACGCTCATCTTGGGTTGCATCAACCCCTCTGAGCTGCTGCAGCGCATCGTGGACAGCATATCCCCTGGTTCCACAGCGACCATCGCCGAGGACGATGCAGGGCTGCTGGCCAAGACATACATCTCACCCGCCGAGGTGCTGCGCCGCATTCCCGACCCGAAGGTGTTCACCACGTTTGGAAACTTCGCCGACTGGATGGAGGCCGTGTTCGGCTACACCTACCGCGTCGTTGGCAACGAGGTGCAGTTCGTGCACCGCTCCGAGGTGTTCGATTCCTCGTCCGTCAAGGTGATAGAGCGTTTCCGCGACGTGAAGTACAGCGTTGATGACGGCATCATCTATTCCGAGGTCAATGCCGGGTACGGCAAGAAGGAGTATGGCGAGATCAACGGCCGCCTGGAGACCAACTTCACCAACTACTACTCCACAGGCTACAGTTCCACCGACAGGAAATTGTCGCTCATCAGCAAGTACCGCGCCGACTCCTACGGCATCGAGTTCACCATCCGCAAGGGCGAGAAGGAGAACGAGACCAAGGACGACAAGAACGACGAGGATGTTTTCTTCCTGTGCGCCGAGATGGATAGCGGATTGATCAAGTATGACGCATCCAAGAACGCTGCCTATGCCCCTGACGTATGTGTGGAGAACAATGCGGGCCTCATCGCCGCCATGGGCAACGGCAAGGCCGTGACGCTCACCATGACGAGCAGCGACGGCAACAACGAGCTGGAGGACATCGCCATCGCTGCCGGCACGGCACTGTTCAGTGCCGGTGAACTGGAGTTCACCACCGACGACATGAACGAGCCCGCAGTCCTCGACGGACTGGTGCAGCTGGACTATGACGGTTTCCGTTACACGGGCTTCATCGGCGAGGTCAAGGCACGTTTCGGCCGTGAGAACGGGTTCGAGTACACACTCATCGTAAAAGAAATAACAGCACTATGAAGATAAGTCCATTCACACCGTTGCATTTTGGGAACGAGCCCGAGTCGGACGGTCTGCCGAGCAGATATGTCCAGCTGTTCGCGTCCACCGACCAGATCATGGTCCAGGTGCTCGCCGGCAGCGACGAGACGTTGTCCGATGCCACGCTCAAGGATGCCCACGGTAGTGACGTAATCGGCACGATAGGTTGGAACGAATGGGAGATGAACGAGGACAAGTCCTGTTTCTTCCTGACGTTGCAGGGCCTGTCGCCAGGCCATTACATCCTTAATGTCGGCGGCATCGACAGCGACGAGTTCATCATCACCGATGACGCGCAGCTGCTTGCCCGCACAACGCTCATCCAGTACAGGTTCAAGGACAACCGTCAGCGTGACGATGTCGTGTCGGTCATCCACTATGTGCCGTTCTTCTTCGACTGGCGTGTTCCTGGAGGCTTCAAGGACTCGGGCTGGCAGTTCGGCGTGAGCAATGAGCAGTTCGTGACGCAACGTGAGGACGTGGTGGAACTGTTCGCCATGGACTATGTGACCAAAGCCTTCACGATGGGAGGCCCCGAGGGTGTCCCCGTGTGGTATGGCGAGTTGCTGAACAGGCTGCTGACCTGCTCCTATGTGTACTTCGACGGCGTGCGCTACACACGCAACGAGAGCGAGACGCCCTCGATGTCCACGCTGGTGGACGGTCTCGACTCTTTCGTGTTCACGCAGTCGCTTCGCAGGGCGGTGACACTGGATCCCGAGATTGAGGAACTGAACCATACGGTGCTCAGGCGCATCGACTCGACCTACTACCGAGAGGCCGAGATTGACAGTGAAAATAATACTAACCGGTTAATATTATAGAGATATGACTAACGAAGAGAAACAAGAGATTGTCAATGAAGTGCTTGCTGCGCTGCAGACTCATGGCAAGACCATTGGCCAACTCACGCCCGTCACCTCGCCGTCGGACAGTGACACCTTCGAGCTCTCGGGCGGTCGCAACCTTTCCTATGGCAAGCTGAAGGAACTGATTACTGCCATTATCACGGCTGCGCTGAATGACTATGTTCCTGCTGACGCGTTGTGGGAGTACATCCAGCAGTATTGTGCCATGGTCAACGATGGCACGCACCTGCTCAACTGGCAGCAATCGCCGATTGTCATCCTGCACACCATGGGTGATGACTATGACGATGGCGATTTCAGCGCATTGTCGCAGGGCGAGAACTATTACCGCGCAGGCTGGATCATGGAGGCCAACGGCCAAGGTGGTGGTATCAACGGCGAGACCCCCAAGGCCAACGTGCTATACGTCAACCTTGCCAACGACACTCTCTACACCTGGAATGGCGCATCATTTGATGCGATCACCAGTGGAGGCGATGTGTCATATACCGAAGACTCGACCACAATCTATGTCACCGCAGGCGGGTATATCGACACCACACCGAGAATCAGTGCGCAGCCGACAGAGATCAACCTTTCTCCTTCAGTTGGCAGCACGGCAAATAAGACAATCGTCATCAAAGGCTACAACTTGACATCGCCTATTGCCATCGCCCTCAGCGATGCCAGCGGTTACTATTCCATCGACAAGCAGACCCTGCCCGCAGAGGGAGGCAACGTGGTGTTGACCTATCATCCTACGGCGGCGGGCACCCATAGTGCATCGTTGCTCATAACGAGCGGCAATGATGCCGATGTCGCTGTCGGAGTAAAGGGTATCGCCGCCACGCCGACAATTAGTGTCGATAAGCAAAGTCTTTCACTCAAGGGTGAGAGCGGGACACCAGTCACGGCATCTTTCCATGTCACTGGTGTATCACTCACTGATGTTATCAACGTGGCCGTCAACGGCAACGGATTCACGGTATCGCCAAATCTCATCACTATCAATCAAGCCGTTAACGGCAGCGATGTGGTTGTGACATTTGACGGCAGCGCAGACTCGGGCAATGCCACAATCACCCTCACGAGCACTGGCGCAACGAGTGTGCAGGTTATCGCTGAGTATATGGCCATTGGTAGGTTGGCTGTTGGAGACACCATCACATCATATCCGGGTTTCGTATTCACGGTGCTTGATGGGCAAGAGACTGTATCAGTCAAGGGCAGTGGCGCATCGGGTGACGTGGTCATCCCGTCAAGTGTTCTTGACTCTAACGGCCTTTCATACGATGTGACCACGATGGATTACAAGGCGTTCTTTGGTATGTCGGGGATTACAAGTGTCGATGTTCCATCATCCATTGTTATGTGGCTTGGTGGCGAGGGTGGATACAAAGGCTATTCGCAGGCATTTTTTAATTGCTCCAAACTAGTGTCGGCTACATTGTCTTTCAAGGGCGAAACAAGGACAGATGTTTTCACCAACTGCTCCAGTCTAAGAAATGTTACACTAAGAGATGATTCTGATACTATCCCTGGGAATTGCTTCATGAATTGCAGTGCACTTGAATCGCTTGTCATTCCTGACAATGTGACTTCTATTGGAAATAGCGCATTTAACCGGTGTGGCATTAAACGCATACAGATAGGTACGTCGGATAAGTGCAAATGCGATACGTTCGGTAGTGCATTCTTTGCTGGCTCAACCAATGGCGCAATGAGCCTCGAATACATTATCTGCTATTCGCATAGCATCCCGTCGGCGGCGCTTTATAGCCAATTTGCATATGGTGGCGGTTTGCCTTATGGATTCCGAAATTACGACTCCAGCGACAATGCAAAAGGTACTAATTTGGACACCAATGGCTCAGGTCGTGTGTATGTCCCAAGGTCAGTGTTAAATGACTATCGTACAAATCCAACTGACGGCATCAGTACAAATGCCAACGTGTTCCTGCGGGTCAACAATCTCAACGACTCGACTGGTGCAAGTGGGCGCATCTATGCCATCGAGGATATTGGCACCATCAGCGGGCACGAGAATGATGCATTATTAACTGATTAAACATTAAAGGTATGGCGAAAGAATTAAACTGGAACGGGACTGAAATCGGTGCAAAAGCATCTAATGTGACCTACGACAATAGCGGCAGTGGCATGGATGCCAAGAACGTACAACAGGCGCTCGACGAACTTAAACGCGAAGGAGGAGGAGGAGGCGGTGGTGGGTCGTATGCGCCTTTCAACGGCAAGCGATTTGCTATTGTTGGAGATTCTTTCACTGCTGGAGGCAGATGGGTCGGTGTGATGAAAAACTTACTCCATCTCCTTGAAACTAAAAACAAGGCTATCAGTGGAGGCACATGGAATGGGGATGGTTCGCACACATCATTGTGCGCTTTCTATCGCTTGCAGTTATTATATGCTGACTATCTCGCTGACGGCACGTCTCCCGACTACATCATCATTGTTGACGGTGTGAACGACTTCGGTAACAATGCGGTGCTTGGTGATATATCGTATGCCACTATCGACGACATAACCAACACCGAAGAATCAGCGTTGTTGGCAGAAATCAGTGGTAAATATGATTTATCCACGTTTACTGGAGGTGCTCAGGCTGCACTTGCGTACATTGCTGCGAGATTTCCAGGTGCCATCGTTAAAATCGGGTGGACGCCAGCAGGTCAGCAATATATGTTTTCCAGAATAACCAGCGCAAAAAGTTGGGACGGTGTAAATCAGTACCTTGATAGACTCAAGGCTCTTGCTACCATGTACGGAGTACAATACATTGACTCGATAAATGCTGGTATATGCCCGTGGGTCAGCAGCAACTTGGACAAGTATAGCGTAAGCGCAACAGACCATCATCCGAGTAGTGATGCCAATGACCGCATCGGTGAGTACATGGCTCGTTTGATGTTGAGCAATTTGTAATGATGATGACCGACAAGAAATATCACGTTTTGGCATGATTACGGACAAACTACATACTGGCACGGCGGCTGGAGGCATCAGCATAGCCACGTTTGCAGGCGAGTGCATCCAGCTGATGAACGACCTTAACCATGTGCGGTAGTTGTTCAGCGTCCTCGGCGAGACGCCACGGTCATAGAATACCCAGTCCAGGAACTGAAGGAAGTCAATTTCCTCCACACGGGTGATGCCGTGCATGGAGCACCACCTCTCGAGCATGGCGAGGCGTTTGGTGTAGTCGGTACGGGTGTTGTGTTTCGGTAAACGTGCAAGGTGTTGGCGGTATGTAACCGCGATTTCGTTGATGTCAGCCATTTTTGGCGCAAAGTTACGAGAGTGTTTTTCCTTTTTCATCATAATGCGTCATTATCAGTGCTTTTGGACTTGAAGTAACGGTTTTCGGTTATTCAAGAATTTCGCTTTTTGTCGGGAGGGCACACATACTCGATAATTTTGTTGATTGTTCAACCCAATAACCATTACGATCATGAAGAAGGACAAGATTACACATTTCTGCGCAGGTGCCATGGTTGCCGCATTGGTCGGCCTTCCTGCCTATCTCGAGAGCATGAACTTGTTCAGCGGCTTGTGGCCCGCCATCATGGCTGGTCTGCTCGCAGCTGGTATCAAGGAGATGTGCGACGACAACACCGAAGGCAACAACTGGGACTGGCACGACTTCGGCGCCACGTTCATCGGCGTGCTCGTTGTTGTCGTGTTCATCATCCTGCTGCACTTCGGAAAGGGCTAAGCCATGACACGGGAAAGGAAAGAGAACATCACGGTGTACAGCGCCGTGTCTATGCTCGTTTTTGGCTGTGTGCTGACAACGATAGCGTTCTTCATCGAGCCGATGGGCGAAATCCACGACTCGGTGTTGTGGGTGTTGGGGCAATGCTTCATCTATGCGGGTGGTGCGTTGGGTATAGCCAACTATGCCAGGAGTGCTGCCAAGCATGAAGTCGATGAGCGTTTCGATGAGTTCGAACGCTTCCATCACCACCGCAGGCGTCGCGCCGCAAGTGTTGATGGAGAGGGGGAAGGATTAGAGGAAGAAGATTACACTCAATACGATAAACCGATAGACGATGGAGAGAATTGAGAAGTACGGCATTTTCTGCCGGAGTTTTGAAGGTGGATGGTCTAACCATCCCAACGACAGCGGAGGTGCCACGATGAAGGGCGTGACCTATGCCACGTTCTGCAAGTACCGCGCCTCGAAGGGCCTGCCGAAACCCACGCTCAACGACCTGCGCAACATCACCGCAAAGGAGTGGAACGCAGTGCTGAGGTGGCACACCTGGGACAGGATCCAGTGCGATGCCTACAAGAGCCAGTGGGTGGCCTATCTGCTCGCCGACTGCGTATGGATGAGCGGCCCCAACTACATCAAGCGTGTGCAGCGCCTGTTTGGTCTGAAGGATGACGGTGTCGTCGGCCCCAAGACCTTGGCGAAGCTCAACAGTATGGACCAGAAGACGCTGTTCGCTGCCCTGTGGAACCAGCGCAAGAATTTCCTGCAGGGCATTGCCACCGGCAAGAACTCCGTTTTCTTGAGAGGGTGGTTGCGTAGGCTCAACGCCGTCACTTATGGCAAACTGACCTGCAACGGAGGTCAAGAACTGACTTGATGGTATGAGCGAGTTTAACAAAAGTGCGTTTGGTGAGCTGGTCGCCCGCGTCGGTTGCGGGTTAGCCGTGCTCGCCATTGCTGTTTTATTATTGTCATTGTTGTTATGGTAAGCAAGAAGCATCTAATTATCTTGGCCGCTGTGGCTCTCCTATGCCTCCTGTGCGGCTTTTTGGTCGGCAAGGGTATGTACGACCGTCCCATTGACGAAAGTGTCTCACGCGACACCGTAACGCTTCACGACACGGTTCCCGACTATCATCCCGTCCCGAAGGACAGCGTTAGGCTGAAGTATGTGACGCGATGGCTTCCCAGGGCGGTGCATGACACCATCGATCATTTTGTTGAGGTCAACAACATGATGCACGACACCGTGGCGGTGCAGGTGCCCATCACGAGCAAGCACTTCGGCGGGAAGAACTATGATGCGTATGTCAGTGGCTTTGAAGTGAACATGGACAGCATCTTCGTGTATAATGAGACGCAGCTGATTACCGAGACGATAACGAGAATGAAGCCTCCCAACAAGTGGTCGTTGTCTGTCAATGCCGGTGTTGATTACGGAACCACATCCCAGTTTTGGCAGCCCTATGCCAGTGGCGAGCTGACGATCAATAACCACAAACGTCTGCAACTGGGCATAGAAGGAGGCGTCAAGAAGTCTGAGGTGACTAACAACTTCGAGCCTTTTGCGGGAGCGAAGTTAAAGTTGAAGATATTTTAGTGTGTTAGACAGTTGTTTCATTAACTATTCTCTAATTGAAAGGAGGGGTTTAGTTTTCGATCTACGAAGGTGGCCAGTCGTGAGACCAGCCATCTTTTTTTGACCCAGTTGCCACCGAAAACCGTAAAAAAGTAACTTTTTCGTTATTTTTTTGGCGAAAAAATTTGGCCAGTAGTAACAAATGTGTTACCTTTGTAGTGTTGATAAACGAGTTCTTTGATTTAATGGTTCGAACATTATGAAGTATTCCGAATTGACAAGGATGCTCAAGGCGGCTGGTTGCAGGCTTGAGAAGCACAAGACCAGACACGATTGGTGGTTCAGTCCGAAAACAGGGCAACATTTTACGGTTCCACGCCACCAAAGTGAAGAGGTAACGCCGAAAACGCTTGCGAGCATCAAGAAGGCGGCAGGGCTCGATTAAGAGCCCTGCTTGTTGCCCACTTAAAAAAGGAACAACCTAAACCAACTAATTCATTTACTATATTAACTAATTTTATTAAAACTATGAAGAGGATCTTTGCTTTTGTTGAAAAGAATGACAACGGCTTCTATCAAATCAGTTGTGATGAAAGCTGGAACGGCTACAATTTCGGTGGCTATGGTCATTCAGTTGAGGAGGCGAAAGCCGACTTTATGGATAGCGTTGAAGAGGCAAAGGAAATGGCCGCAGAACAAGGGATCGTGAATGAAGAAGAAATTGTGGTGTCGTTCAAGTACGACCTTGAGTCGTTCTTTAATTATTTTGATTGGATTAACGTCACCCAGCTTGCCAGGATTGCCGGCATCAACGAGTCAAAAATGAGGCAGTACAAGGCTGGTCTTGCTTACGCATCAGAGAAGACCGCAAGAAAATTGCTCACTACGATTAGGCGCATCGGTGCCGAGCTGCAAGCAGCAGAGATTTAGCAAGTCAATCATGAACAGATGTGGGTGTGTCCTCGATGGATGCACCCACTTTTTTAATGCAAAAACCCCCGCCGTGTGGCGAGGGCGCAACGCACTCAACAGCACTATAAGCGTTACATTATATATTACCGATAACGTGGCCAAAAGTTCGGTTAATGCAAAAAAACAGTGGCGGCACACTCTCACGAGCCGACCGCCACAAAAGTCAAACATTTAATCCTACATGGAATAAATGTCCGACAAAGTTAGTCAAAATTATTGTTACCATGAATGAAATCCAAAACTTTTCGTATCGCCTCCGTCGCCATGGCGGGTGTCACCTTTATATATGAGTATATGGTGGACTTGTTGCCTGCGTTGAGGGAGTGTCCCAGGATGTAGTCGATGACACTCTCGCTGATGCCCAGCTGGAAGGCGTGCTGGGCGAACGATTTGCGTGCCGAGTAGAGCGTCATGTTCTCGATGCCGGTCTCGTCCCGGAAGTGGCGGGACATCTTGGTGATATTCGTGGTGTAGTAACACTTGGCAAAGAAACCGAGGTGTCCGTCTGGCCTTATCCATCGGTTAATGATGGCCAAAGCCTCATCGGGTATCTCAAACTCCACGAACGGGTTGACCTTTGCCGCCCTCTCCGTCTTCGTGCGTACATATTTAATATAGGTAAGACCTCGCCAATCTATCTTCATCAGGTCAATGGTGTTGATGCCGCCAAGATAGTAGGTCAGCATGAACAGGTCCCGGAACTTCCTGCACCATTTCCGATTGTTCGGATAGTCACGGATGAACCGCACCTGGTCAGGCGTGAGCCAGTTCTGCCGTACTTTCTGCCTGAACTTCATCGCCTTCTTGGTGGGCGACACCTGGAAGTCGGTGTAGTGGTTGAGCTGGCAGTAGTTGATGATCCTGGACAGCAGCGTGACGTGCAGTTGGACGGTAGGCTGCGTGATGTCGGTTCGCTTCTTGATGTACTGCTTAATCGCCAGCGGTGTCAGCGATGCCACCCTTGTGGACTCCGGGATGTATCTGATGATCGAGCGGAAAGTGTACTTGTATATCTTGTTGGTGGACGGCTTGGTGTCAGTGACGGCCATCATCTCCTCGAAGGCAGAGCGCAGGGTGTGTGATACCCGTCTGCGTGTCTCGGTTATCGTTTCAATGAGTTCGGGGCATGACAGCCCTTCGGGGTATGGCACCTCGTCGATGGACTGCTGCACCTCGTTGAGCTTCTTCCTCAGCTTCGTGTTGAGGTAGGTCGCGTCGTCACGCCTGACGATCTGCCCGTTCTTCCATTCCTTGGGCGAGTCAATAACCACATCGGTGACGATGTATCTTGTCTGTGAGTTGTGTGCGACAGCGATGCGCACCTTGTTACGGCCATCTTTGAGTGCTTTGGCCGGGAGCACTGTGAGTGATAATGTAGGCAT